ACACTGATGTGATGTCTTTCAGTTGGGATAATGAGGACAATGAATCTTGCCCTGCCATAGCAGGCTATCTCAGTGGTATGGGCATATATCAATGTATCATATTAGTAGATGACAACTATATATACGAGGGTTGGAATGTATAAGAACCTACCTGAGCTAGAGGACGTTAACTACATGTCTAATACACATGACTTACGGAATGCATTACGTTGGTGCATTCGTTATTATAAACATTTGGAGAATAAGATTGGCGAGGCCAAGCGGAGAGAAGACTAGGTGTGGAGGTCAGTGGACTGAGGCTAAGTATAAAGGCTTCATTAAGTCCACACTAAGGCAAGCAACTAGGAAGTGGGGCCCCATCAATCAGTGCACTAAAGACGCTAGAGTTAGTAGAGGCGTCTACTTATGTGCTGGTTGTAATGAGGAGATAACTAAGACAACATTAGATCCCGAGACTCGGAAGAGAGTAAACAATGTGCATGTGGATCACATTGAACCTGTAGTGCCTGTGACAGGCTGGGTTAGTTGGGACAGTGTAATAGAGAGGATGTTCTGCGAAGTAGGCAATCTACAAGTGTTGTGTACTCCCTGTCATAAGACTGTGACAGCGGAAGAAAACTCACAACGGAAGTACTATAGAGATTTGGAGAAAGCTAAGAATGAATAAATATAAAGGGTATGGCCTGTTTAACGATGTTGAGAACAAGAAACTTCAAGCTTACAATCGTGTTGTTACTATGTCTAACATTATTTGTGACACGACACTTAGGTTAGAAGATGTAGGTGCTGGCAAGGAAGAGGGTACTAAATACGCTAACCATTTCCAAGACAGTGATAAACTTCTTATGAAAGAGGTTGCCCGTATTGTTGAGGGTAAGGGTGTAACAGCAGCGAGGGAATACATCAATGCCTAGTGATCCAATTGTGATCCAAGGGGATCTACTTAACTTTGAGTGGACTGACTCTGCCCTTGACAAACAAGAGGGAGGTGGTCACTACAAAGACTTTGCTATCCAGCCTATTGAGTTTACCTGTAAGAATAACCTAGACTTCCTGCAAGGCAATGTTGTGAAGTATGTTTGCAGGCACAAGAACAAGAATGGCATTGAGGATATTAACAAAGCTATCCATTACCTAGAGCTAATAAAGGAGCTACAATATGGCGAAGTTTAAGTGGACACCAGAGATGGTAGAGGCCATCAAGTCTATGAGACAAACTCATGGGTATGAGTGGAGCTTCATCCTAAGTGAACTTATTAGAGGTGGAGTGGAGGGTGCTGATGGGTTAACTGTTAAGCGTCTACGTAGTGCCTACCTACATTACAAGGAGAAGCCTGTGGAACATGAGAACCAACGTGTCTTGTTGATTAGTGATATGCACATACCTTACCATCATCCTGACATGTTAGCGTTCCTAGCTCACTTGAAGAAGAAGTATAAACCTACTAAGATAATTAGTATGGGGGATGAGTTAGACAAGCACGCATTAAGTTTCCATGATAGTGACCCTGACCTACCTAGTGCAGGGGATGAGTTACAACTATCACTCCCTGTCATAGCAGAGCTTAAGGGCATGTTCCCTGACATGGATGTATTAGAATCTAACCACGGCTCATTAGTCTATCGTAAGGCTAAGGCACATGGTGTACCAAGGCACTATCTGCGTAGTTACAATGATGTACTAGGTGTAGATGATAGATGGAAATGGCATTTCGATCTAACCATTGACCTACCTGACGGTAACAAATGCTACTTCCATCATGGTAAGAGCAACAACGTAACCCGTGTATCCCAACAGATGGGCATGTGTGCCGCTCAGGGACACTATCACGAGATCTTTAAGGCAGAGTATTGGGGCAACTCAAAAGGCCTCTACTGGGCCTTACAGACAGGCTGCTTGATTGATGATAGTACATACGCATTCAACTATAACAATGTTAATATCAAACGTCCTTTGATTGGTACGGCTCTCATCATTGATGGACTACCTGTATTGGAGCCTATGGTGTTAGATGAAAATGGAAGGTGGGTTGGACACTAGTATTATCACTCTCGAAGAACTCGAATCAACTGGAGCCCTACTTGGGTTAAGTAGGGCTGCCAATGAGTTGGAGAGGGGTAATTGGCTGTCTGTGATACATGATGGTAATATGACAAAACTGGTTGAGTGGGCGAAAGCCTACGAAGCTGGGGCTGAGGTTGTCACTGATGTGGTGTATGATTACACAGTGTCTGAGTTAGTGGGGTTTAAGAGTAGGTACCCTGAACACTGGGAGGTGTTGCTAGAGAAGCATCCTCTATTTAGGGACGGACGTTGGCAGATGACAGGGAATTTTTGGAGATGAATATGACATGGGAAGAGTTAGAGCTGAAGGTGGCTGTGCAAGAAGCACAGGGCCTTTATGAGAAGCTATGTGGTGAACAAGAAGAGGGGCATTCAGACAGGCTAGGTATTGCTGTCTTTAATGCTAAACGAAAGCTAGACTTAGCCTATAGAAACTTGAAAGAATATAATGAAAATAAGTAGAATTGATTTAATAGGGCTCAATGGAGCCACAGGAGAACATTACCAATATATGAAAACTAAGAGTAACGAAATACTATCAGACATTACTGTTTACAGTAAGTACTCCCGCTTCCTAAAAGAGGAAGGCCGTCGGGAAACATGGGAAGAACTATGCACTCGTAACATGGAGATGCATCAACGTAAGTATCCTAAGCTAAGTGCAGAGATTGAACAAACCTTTAAGGACTTTGTATTCCCCAAGAAGGTGTTACCTTCAATGCGTAGCTTACAGTTTGGTGGACGCCCTATTGAGCTAAGCCCCAACCGTATTTACAACTGTGCATACTTACCATGTGATGACATAGCAGCCTTTAGTGAGATGATGTTCTTACTACTAGGTGGATCAGGTGGTGGCTTCTCTGTGCAGAAGCAACACGTAGCTAATCTCCCTGTGATTACAGGCCCTATTGAACGTAAGCGTAGGTTTGTAGTGGGAGATAGTATTGAGGGTTGGGCAGACGCTATCAAGGTGCTGTTTGAATCCTACACTAAGGGCAAGTCTAATGTAGTGTTTGACTTCTCTGACATCCGTGAGAAGGGCGCTGAGCTTGTCACCTCTGGTGGTAAAGCCCCCGGCCCTGTCCCATTACATGATTGCTTACATGAGATAAGGAAGATATTAAATGCGGCAGTGGGTAGACAACTTCATACTATTGAGTGCCACGATCTTATGTGTCACATTGCTGATGCTGTTCTTGCTGGTGGTATACGCCGCGCGGCACTTATTAGCCTTTTCTCAGTGGATGACGAGGAGATGATGAATGCCAAGTGCGGTAGCTGGTGGGAGTCAAACCCCCAGAGAGGCCGTGCAAACAACTCTGCCACCTTACTAAGGGGTAGTGTAAGCAAGGAGCAGTTCGATGCCTTGTGGGGCCGTGTAGAAGCTTCTAAGGCTGGTGAGCCGGGTATCTATTGGACTAACAACCTAGACTACGGAACTAATCCTTGCTGTGAGATAGCTCTTAAGCCTATGGGCTTCTGTAATCTAACTGAAGTGAATGTGTCTGATGTTGTAGATCAAGCTGACCTTAACGCTCGTGTAAGAGCTGGTGCTTTCCTTGGTACATTACAGGCAGGCTACACAGACTTTCATTACTTACGTCAAGAGTGGAAGGATAATGCTGAAGAGGAGTCTCTATTAGGTGTAGGTATGACTGGCATTGGTTCTGGTGCTGTGTTAGACTTAGATCTTAAAGAGGCAGCTAATGAAGCAGTTCAAGAGAACATTAGCGTGGCTTCTGTTATTGGCATTAATCCTGCCAAGAGAGTTACAACTGTTAAGCCAGCGGGAACCTCTAGTATGGTACTCGGTAGTGCTAGTGGTATACATGCTTGGCATAATGATTATTACCTACGCCGTATGAGGATTGGTAAGGACGAGGCTTTGTACCAATACTTAGCTAAGACTAACCCAGCTCTTGTAGAGGATGAATACTTTAGGCCTGAGACTCAAGCTGTAATTGGTATTCCACAGAAGGCACCTGAGGGAGCTATCCTACGTACTGAATCTTATCAGGAATTATTAGAGCGTGTTAAACGCTTTAATCTGGAATGGGTAAGAACTGGACATATGGGTGGGGATAATACGCATAATGTAAGCTGTACTATCAGCCTTAAAGATGATGAATGGGAAGGATGTGGAGAATGGATGTGGGAGAATCAGAATGATTATAATGGGATTAGTGTGCTTCCTTTTGATGGCGGAACTTATATCCAAGCTCCCTTCGAGGACATTTCATTGGAGCAATACCAAAACTTGGAATCCTCATTGGAGTCCATTGACTTGTCTCAAGTTACAGAGATGAAGGATAATACAGATCAATCAGGTGAAGCAGCTTGTGCTGGTGGAGTATGTGAAATTGTTAATCTATAAGGAGTCAAGTGCTTTCACTACAAGGTACTCGGAGTAGTTACCTAACTACCTCTATTGAAACTTCTCGGGGATACATCCTTATATATGCTCCCCGAGACAAATACCTTGTAATTAAATAAAAAAAAAAGGAGGCTACCATTACAGTAGTCTCCTTTAGTAGTCTCCTTTACATCACTTCTTCTTTTGAGTTACATGACCCATTGCAGCAGCGATAGCGTCATCAATACTCTTTCCCCTACCCCCTAGTTTCTTCCGAGCATTCTCTGCCATACCACTCCCAAGAATACCACTCTTCTTCTTACTTTGTTCACTACCTTTCTTTTTCTTATCTGACCTTTTTTATCTCCGTTCTAATTAATGCGTCACTTAAGTTTCTAATTTCAACTCCTAAGTTATCCATTGTTATTGTTAGCCTATCATAGTTCTTCTCTGAACTTGACATAAGAGTTTCCACCCTTACAAGACCTTCCCTAGTACTATCCACTTGTCTTTGCAATTGAATATCATATTTATCTAACTTACCAACTTCAACCTCAAGAGACTCCACCTTAGCCGATATAGCTGCTTGCTGTGTCTGACTTCCTACATACAGCCCAGTAGCTGCTGCTGCAAGCGTTAAGACGCCTATGGTAGTTCTTATAGTCTCTTGGCTAAACATTATTTCTTGGCCTTCTCGTTAGCTTCTTTAACCTTAGCTAAGAACTCATCATCATGCTT